TTAGATAGTGATTATGATGTTGCACAAGTTAATATGTGTTCAGACACTTCTTTTAGAAATTTAAGTGGACAAAATAATGATAAAGCATTTATTGTTGAGGCAGGGGGAAACAACACAAATGAGCTTAGTAATGGTGTTTTGTATATATTTAACGCTAACAATTCAAGTGAATATACATTTTTTACAATAGAGGGTAATTATACAAATACTGCAACAGATTTAAGGGGTGGTCAAGGTGGTGGCGTTTTAACAAGTGCAGAACAAGTAACAGGAATACAATTTTTTATTGATAGTGGAAATATAGATGCAGGAACATTTAAACTTTATGGACTCAACAAGTAAAATAGTATGGTAATATAGGAGATATTATGGCAACAAAAGAAGAGCTACAAGCACAAGCAGATGCAGAGATAGAGGCAGCAAAGCCTCTTAATAAATCAGTTAATGGTGTTATTACAGAATTATCTGAGGAAGATTATGCACAAGCAAAGATTGACTTAGGAAATTCTAAATGGAATGAACAAGAGTTCGGTTACATTAATGCAAGACAATCTGCTTATCCAAGTACAGGGGACCAATTAGATATGCAATATTGGGACGCAGTTAATGGTACAACTACTTGGAAAGATGCAATAGCAAAAGTTAAATCAGATAATCCAAAGCCTGAGTAAATCTATGATATAATCCTACGATGGATTATTTAATAGGGTTTATATTTGGATACTTTTTAAAAAATTTTTATATTTGGTTAGATAACCTCGTGTCACCAAATGTTCCAGATAAATATAAAGAAGAAGATTGGGATTGGATAAACTAATGTCAGCAAACGGTAATGGATATACTAATAAGGAGTTACTAAACATAATTATTGAAACACAAGAAAAGACAAATGAGAGGATAGATTTACTTCACGAAAAAGTAAACTCAAAGATATCAAGACAAGAACTAAGCGGTTGGCTAGTTGCAGGTTCTGCATTGGTGGTGTTGGTCAACGCCCTAATGTAGGAGGAAAAATGGAATGCTGCGGACACGGCTGCTGCAAGGGTGGATAGTAATATCGTTAGTATTAATGCCATTACAGGCGTTAGCTGACCATGTTCCTACACAACCTGCATACAATCAATCAATAGCTTTAGACACAACGACTGGTGATTTAACTATTGGTATATATACATCTGATGGATTTGAAGATAGTCCACCTGAAAAATATACAATATGGTTTACCATAAGTGATACAGATATAGATACATCTACTGCTTATTGTATATCTACATCTTTTGGGCATACAGATAATCTTGTGTGGAATTACCATGTATTTTCTTTAGAAGATTTACAAACATATTTTGAGAATCCTTATGGTACATTCAGAACAAAGATAAGGTCCGATAATGACACAGACCAAAGTTACAGTACATTAACATTACAACAAACAATAGAGATACCTAATCAGTTACCTTTTATAAATTTAGGGGAATGGACTGCACCTACAAATACTTGTACAGATACAAGCACAACAACTACAACTACAAGTTCTACAACTACTACAAGTAGTACAACAACAACTGTTCCTGAAGAAACTACAACAACTACAAGTAGTACAACTACGACTACTACTACAACTTTACCTCCAAAGCCTGAACCTCCTCCTCCTGCACCTGAACCAGAGCCTGAACCAGAACCTATAGAGATTGTAATGGACGATGGAACTGTAGCTGAATATACAGAAACTGAAGTAGAAGATGGTACAGTAGAAAGAGATAATGAACGTGCTAAAAACGAAGAGTTATATGGTGTAGCACTTACTGATGAACAAGTAGCACGTGGAGATTTAGATAACTATGACATTGAAATTATTGAAATTGAAGAAGAAGACATGGCAGAAATCGGAGAAGAGTTTTCTGATGATGTTGATATACCTGAGTTTGTGGAAGATGAGCCTATTGAAGAAGAGTATATTGAGCTTACTGAAGAAGAAGTTGAAGAACTTGAACGAGAGATGGAAAGAGATGTTAAGAAACTTGAATATGAAGAAGAGATTGAAGTATTGGCTTTTGAATCAGAAGAAGAAATGGACGAGTATATAGATACCATTATAGAAGTTGAAGAATATCTGGAAGACCTTGAAGAAATAGAAATTGTAATCATAGAAGATTTAGGTGACATAGAAATAGATATGGTAGAATTTTATATAGAAACAGATTTATTTCCTCCTGCTGAAGAAGATATACAAAAAGATTTAGATGAAGCACAGGATAAAATAAAAGAAGATAAAGATAAAGATATTGATGATTGGGATACAGAATACGAAGAGGTTGAAGATGAAGATGACGTTGAGGTTTTACCACCGAAAGATTCTCCCGAAGAGGTTGAAGAGATACTTACTGAAGAAATGGTTGAAGAAGAGGTTGCAGAACTCGAACAAGTAATTGAAGATATAATTATAATTGAAGTACCTGAAGTAAGCGAAGAAGAGTTAGAAGAATATACAGAAGAGGAGCTAGTTGAGTATGAAGAAGCTAAAGAAGAAGCTATACAAGAATATGTACAAGAACTTGAAACCGAAGAAGTAATTGAGGTTATAGAAGAAGTCAATGACATTGGTGTACAGAATTTAGAGCAGGCATCTGAAGAGGTACAAGAAGTTGTCCAGGCTGTAGTAGAGGAGGCTATTGATGATATCGAAATACTTACAGAAGAACAAGTTGAGGTTGTTGCTGAAGTATTACAAGTACAGACTGAGGACGTTGAAATCATTGCGGAAGCAGTACAAGAAGATGAAGTAGTAGCTGAAGCTGTTGAAGAATATGTTGAACGAGCTGTAGAAAACGCAGACGTAGAAAACTATACACTTGCTGACGTAGTTACAGAGGTACAGTTTGAAACGTTTTTGGAAAACCCAATAGAAACTTTTGTTGATGTAGATTTTAAAAATATAACTATAGGAAACATAGGAGATGATATGACATCTGACCAAAAAGAAAAAGCTCAAGAGGTGGTAGTGCCAGTTATTTTGACTAGAATAGCTAGTATGGCAGCTTTTATGTTTAGGAGACAACTGTGATAAAAAAGATATGGACGTGGTTGGTAGAGGCAATTAAAGAAACATTAAACCTTAGTTGGACTTTGGTTGGTTTAGTTATTGCTACGCTTACACTTACTGGTTCTGCACAGCAGATAACAGGATTAGCCACTGTAATTACTTTAGCTGTATGGTTGTTAACTATTGGTTTTAGAAAATGAGTTGCAGCACTTACATTGCAAAGAATGGATACACACGTGTAACTATCTGTAATTGTAAGTACCCAAAAAGATAGGAGAATAAATGAAACTTACAGTAGTAAGAACACAATTCGGTACAGATGCTACCAATGGATTGTTATTTATAGATGGTTTATTTGAGTGTTATACACTTGAAGACCAATATCAAGCAGTAAAAGTTATGCATGAGACATGTATCCCTGAAGGTACATATGCTATTGAGTTAAGAAAAACTGGTGGGTTCCATGCTAAATATTCTGAAAGATATAAGAATGCACACTATGGTATGTTGCACATACAAGATGTACCAAACTTTACTTATATATTAATTCATACAGGAAACACAGATGAACATACGTCTGGTTGTTTAATTGTAGGAGAAACACAACAAGACCTGGAGGTATCCAAAGATGGATTCATTGGCAGTAGCGCTCTAGCTTACAAAAAGATGTATGCTAAAGTTGCAAATCAATTACTCCAGGGAAAAAAAGTTAGCATAGAATATACCACCATTGACGCTCTTTTAAATAAAGAAAGTGGTGGCGATACGTATGAGAAACTACAGGAGATAAGTGGAGATATCAAAGTGTTGAATGCTAAACTAGAAGGTAGGAAGATAATATAATGTCAGACCTATTTGAAAAAAATAAAAGACAAAGAAACCAGGACGGCACATTTAAAAAAGATGTGAGGTGGACACCTTGGAACGAAGCATGGAGTTATAAAATGAGTGATTCATTAAAAGACATGCTAGAGAAAACCATATGGACGTTCATCGAAGCATTCATAGGTGCATTAGTTGTTAGCCCATTAGTTGGTGTTGACGCAAATGCAGTCGAACTTGCAGCTATTGCAGGTGGTGGTGCAGCTCTAGTTGTTGTAAAAGAATACGCTAAAAAACAAATTAGTAAATAGTTCTAAGGCAACACTAGGGGTGTTACTCCTTTCTACCCTGGCTGTTGCCTGTTAGAAAGGTAAGTCTCCCTCAGATAATGTTTTAGGGTCTGGTAGCTTTATACCATTTTTAGCTGCTGCATAGTCTTTCCAACTATCAGGAGTATCTTTACTATCTAGCCACCATGACTTAGCAAATACTTTTCCGTCTACTGTATCACCTGCAGTACAATCACCAAAGGCTTGACATCTAAAGTCAGGACTTCTTGGTTTTGTTTTTTCTTCTTTCGTGTAATGTTTAACTCTTTTATTAGCACCACATGGGCATATCAAACCAAACTCATCTATGGCTTTTGCACCATTTGGGTGTTTATCTTTTCTATCTCCAAAGCCTGCATCTTTAAGAATCTCTACAGGATTCTCATTAGATTGATTTACTGGTTCAGGTTTTTTTTTTGGGATAGATTGTTGCGCTGATTCAGAGCTTTCACCAGAGGCAACCTTCTGCATTTCTTCCCTACTTGGTCTAGCTTTCTTGTTACCCTTATATTTCCAGTTAGCTAACGCGCGTCCAATGGCAGAAGTCTCACAGTTCTCTACCCAAGATGTAGTATTAGCAAATCCTACGCCTTTGTATTCCTGTGCTATGCCTGTAGCTTTTGGTTCTGCATCATCTTTATGTTCATAAATTGACGCGTGTATTATAACCATCGTTCCATCTTCAAGATTTTCAGTTATCTTTGTATGGATTTTTCCATCTGGATTATCTTTCCAGAATTTTTCTATTCTATCTTCTACGAGTTCGTAGTCATCTAAATTAAATTTAGCCATTTTCCTC